AGCCATACGCATAAAGCCATTCATAAGTGTTTGTGTATCGTCCATATTTTCAGCTATACCTACACCAAAGAATGAGTAAGGGTTTAACTCATAGGGTGCAGCATGGTAAGGAATACGTGCAGGTTTAAATGGATTAATTACCATACGCAATAGTTTACCATTACAAATCCAAACGTTAGCTTGTAGTTCATCTACTTCACTAAGCTCAGATGGAATGTCTACGCCCTGTTCTTCAAGCATAGATACATCTACTGTACCCCAATACTCTAGTACTTCATATCTTTCTATACCATATTCAGGTGCATAGTCAGACAGATCATCTTCCCAAGATTCTTTATTATAGTTTTCGCCTAGTGCAATTGCATCATCAATTACTGTGTTACGAAAGAATGGACGCCTTTTAAGTTGACGCATCTGTGAGCGAGACATTTTGTGACGTTCAATTACGTACTGTGCCTCATCCATGTTGTTTGCATCTGGGTCTGGATAAAAGTTCCATACAGATACATGAGATACCTGTGGTACTGTTTTAATAATAGGATCGTAGTTACCTTCTTCGTCCCACTGAGGATACTCTTTGTCCATAGCAAATGGACCCTTCATTACTCCAGTGCCAAACAAAGCCATTTCAAATGCAGTATTACGTAAGTGTTTACTTGCATTTGACTCTTCTAGTTGGTCTTGTATTTTCTTTTGCATCTTTTTTGCTGCAACCATAGCAGGACTAAAAGTAGCTGAAGTAGGTGTAAGACCTACACCTGCCTTTAAACCATCAATGTCTTTTAACTTATCTGTAAGTGGCCCTAGCATTTCACCTAGCGTTTTTACTGTTGCGCCTTTGGGTAGTTCCTTACCATCACCCTTATATCCATAAGGACTTACTTCTTTGTCTACATCGGATTCTTTAATTTGATCAGGTTCTGCAGGATCAAAGTGTACATCTCCTACTACACCTTCAGGTAATTCTGTAGGATCAACAGTAAGAGGAAACTTATTATTTGCAAACATAATAGATTCTAGTTGTTGATATGCAGCAAGTGTTTTTGTTTTAGTTACTTTAATAAACACCCTAGACTTTTCAGCTTCTGTAAACTGCACCTCTGGGCTGTATATACCACGATAGTTTCTATAAGCATCAAGCCAACGTTTCTCATCTTGTTGACGGTAATCTTCTGCACGTCTGTAGCGCCCTTCAATATAAGGAATAATGTTATTAGTTTTAGAATCATCAACAGAAGACTCGTCCGTATCTTCTAATACTATTGACTCGTCTTCAATAAATATGTTATCTTCTTCCATTTAGGTTTCCTTAATATCCGAATTTAGAATCTGCTATTGGCATACTATTTGCGGGAGTACCCCGACTGTCAAAGTCCCATATACTAAACCGTGGTCGTGACATGATACCATATCTTAAAGCATCATACAAGTGGTCTTCTGAGTGTGTATCTACATCTTCTGGATTTTTTTTATCCAGTGGTATTGCGGGTAGCTGTGATATTGTTTCAGTACAAGTATTAAAAAACACTAATCTTGCTTCCTCTGTAAACTCATCTACTTGTAAGCGTCTGTGTATTTCGTTCTTACCTGCTACACGTGAGCCTTTACTTCTGTCTGATGGACGCCAACGACATCCCCGCATGATCATTTGTTCTGCCAGAGAAGGACCAGTATCACCACGTTTATGCCACAAAGAGCTATCAAGCACACCATAACGCATGTTTCCATCACCTGCCTCTAACTCAAGTACCATATCAGCTAGGTCAACTGCAAGAACCTTTGATACATATAACTCTCTGTATACTACCAACTGCTCACTAGGACTAACCGCAAACCATAAGACACCTGTGTAACTTCCGTATCCATAGTCACAAGACCTAAACTTAACCCAGTTATTAGGAATGTCAAAGGGTTCAACTACGTGAATCTTTCTTTCAAACTCTGTAAAAGCTGCGCCTTCTTTAATATCCCAATCACCATCTAGTAACTGTCTTCGTTGTTGTTCTGGTAAAGATAGAAGCATTGCTTCATAGTCACCATGTTGAGATAGATAAGGATTGTCTTTTAGTCTTGCGGGTATAAACCTACGTTTGAATAATGGCCTTCCTGCTTTCTCATGTCCTGCAGGATACTTTAACTGCTCTCCTGTCTCAATGTCTGTAGCTATATATGATTTACCTGCAGGTGCAGGATCAATAAACATTTTTTTAACCCAGTGGTGTCCCCTTCCACCGGGGTTAGTAGTTGCCCTCATTGAAAGAGGAAGGGTAGGGTCTGCTGATCTTAAACGTGAGCGCATATAAGACCAAGCAAACGGTGTAGCCCATTGAGTTAACTCATCAAATCCTATCCAACTAAATGCTAGACCTTGGTATCTTGTAACGTCTTGATCTTTGTCTAAGTAACTTAACCATAGTTTAGCACCTGATGGTGCAGTCCATTGCATCTTACGTTCTGACCATTTAATTCCGGGCCAAATTTTAGGATACATTTCTTGCGACTTAGTAATTAATTCTCTTAGTTCTTCTGTAGTGTGTCGTAGTAGTAAGCCTGAAAATGCAGGGTTGCCCATGTACCGTAGTGGGTCTGCAAGCATTGCATACGATTTACCACCACCTGCACTGCCACCATATAGTACTTCACGTTCACTTGCCGCAAGAAAGTCTGTCTGTGGACCTACGTTAGGTTTAAAGATTACATTGTATTCTTCTTCAACCTTATCAGTAAATGCTTCAAGTATTATTGCGGTACTAAGCTGCTCTTTCTTCTGGCGTGTTGTCTTGACTTTCTTTTGCACCGACTCTTTTGGCTTCAATTTCTTCCGCTTTGGCGATTGCCTTTTTTGCATAGTCTGCCCATCTGCGTAGGCTTCCAGCTTTGTTTTTTCTTTGTCGCTCATTATCCAACCGTTTCTTTAATCCTACGTGCGATATAGACCTACCTGTGTTTCTGGTAAGCCAGTTTGCTACTTCTCGATACGAATACTGCTTTATGTATTTCTTTGCTTGTTCTAGCATATCAAGTTCGTAGTCTATTGGCAAGAGTATTCTGCTATCTTCTGGGTTTAATTCATACCCATATGGAATTGTTCTTGCTACACGTGGGATTGAAACCCATACATTCTCTTCTTTTATATCTGTCGGTTGGGGTAGTTTCCACATACCTACTGATTTAGTCATTACACATACATTCACTTGTACCGTTTCCACATGCACATGTTTCTTCTTCTACTGCTTTAGGTGGCATTAACATAACACCACCCTTTGATTCTACCTGCAGCTTCTCTGTTTTAACAAGACCAGTACGATCTAGCAGTTCTTTTGCTGCAGCCATCTTGTCCCGTATACCTAACTCAGTAGGATCATATAAGGCACCTACCATAGCCATTGCAGCTTTAGGTACGTTACGTGCTAAGTAACTATGTGTTACATCAATGATCTCTTCTTTGAGACTGTTAGTAACTTCTGTGTTAGTAGTATTGGCTGAGTAACCAGCCATGAGTTTAGCAGTGCCGATGTCTCCACCTGCCTCATCCATAAGGACTGCTAAAAACTTTTGCTGTCGTTCTGTTAACTCACGTGCCATATTACTTCCTCTTACATCAACTCAAAATGTGGACCGTCAATAAATGGTCTACGTCCCTGACTACGGCGAAGGTCAATGTACTTCATCATTGCATCTTCTGCAGTGCCGGGATATGTACGTATGTCTCCTTCAGACCAAGCTGCTCCCCACTTGATAGGAGTACCTAGCTCTTCTGCTGCAGCTTTCATTGCGTCACACAGATCATCATAGACATTAAGTTCCCACACACCTTTACCATCTACGTAAGCCATAAGGTCTACCGCCCTACCTACTAGGTGATTAGATTTCATAGTCTGTGATTTACCTGCAGCTACTAGTTTCTCTTGCTCTTCTAAGGTACGCATACCATAGATTACACCAAAGTCTACTTTAGTTAATTCTATTGCACGTTCTACAACGTCAACTAATGTACTGTCTACACCTTCTAGTTTACCAAGACTACGTGTACTTAATTTAAAACTCATCGTTATTAACCTTCTCTATTTCTATACATTGTACTGACATACCATTATGTACAATCATAACTTCTGCTTTTTTTCTATGTTGCTCACATGTATTTTTATCATCGTATGTTCCTAGTTGAAAGTAATCAAGTGGCATACCTGAAGTAAGTTGTAACCAAACAAGTACCCACATTACTTTTTACCAAAAAACTTAGACACTGATCTCATTCCTATGCTAGCACTAACAATTCCACCTAACGAGTACTGATACCATGTAGGCATAACCTCTAATGCTAGGAACCCACGCTGTACAATCTCATTACCCCAATCACCACAAAATGCTAAAATTAATGGGATACTAAAAAGTAAAGTAATCCACTCATCTTTCCAACTATTCTGTGTAGCCTTGATTGCCTCTATGTCCCAATCAATCTCACCAGTAGCTTGCTTAACTTTAATCTCTGCATTAGCTTTCTGTACTGCCACCTTACCGTCAAGGTAAGTGCTGGCAAGACTACCTACTGCACCAAAGAGTTGACCAAGTATCATTTAAGTGGAGCCTTCTTAGCTAGTGTAGCTACACCCATAAAGACAGAAACCACGCCAGCAACAGAAACAAAATAGATGGAAGCCATGCTCCCAATAATTGCCGATGCGTTGTCCAAGCCAAGCGCACCTGTGCCAACGACACCAAAAGGATAAAGTAACATTCCCCATAAAGCGAACCAAGCCATCTTTCTAGTTTGATCCCTATGTGCGTCCTCATCTTCTATTCTCCTACGCTTGTCTTCTAGTAGTAATAAATCCCATTCATGTTT